GGCCTTGGATACAGGGTATCTTTCTGAGTACGGCACTAGACTTGAGTCTCAGACCGAAAGTGCAAAACGTGTCTACAAAGAGGCTTACGAGGCTGGCGACACGGATAAAATGTTGGAAGCACAGCAGGCTTTGTCGAATATCGCCGTTCAGCAGCAGCAGTACAATACTGCGAAAGCTCGGGCAGAGCAGCAGGCTAAGATGCCTGTGAAGCAAGCCGCGCCTGTCCAGCAGCAGCCACAACAACAAGCGGCTCCTGTGCCGGATGAAAAGGCTGTTGCTTGGAAGGACAAGAACAAGTGGTTTGGTCAGGATAAAATTATGACCACGGCTGCGTACACTATTCACCAAGAGCTTGTCGAAGAACAGGGGTTTGACCCGAACAGCGATGAGTACTATAGTGAAGTTAATCGTCGTATGCGTGGGGAGTTTCCGCACAAATTTCAATCGGCGAACAAATCGGGTGGAGGAAGTCAGGTCGCTTCTGCTGGTAACTCCGCATCCCGCAGCACGAAATCAGGGCGCAGGTCAGTCAAGCTATCGCATTCCGCAGTTGCGATTGCAAAGAAGCTAGGCGTACCTCTTGAAGAATACGCAAAGTATGTAAAGGATTGAGATGATGACTGATACTAGAACACCGCGCAAAAGCGCAACACGCGAAACAGAAACGCGCAGAAAACCTTGGGCACCGCCCAGTCACCTATCCGCACCAGATGCCCCAGAGGGATTTGTGCATCGATGGATACGAGTCTCTATGCGAGGCGAGGAAGACAAAATGAATGTCAACTCCAAGCTCCGTGAAGGATGGGAACCCGTCCGTAAAGACGAATATCCTGACTATGAAGCCCCAACTATCGACGATGGTCGGTATGAAGGTGTTATTGGTCAAGGTGGACTGATGTTGTGCCGTATGCCTGTACAGACAGCTCGCGAAAGAAACGAGTACTACGGGGGCCGAACCCGCGAACAGATGACAGCTGTAGACCAGGACCTGATGAAGGAACAACATCCTTCAATGCCGATTCACAATGATCGGCAAAGTCGTGTAACTTTTGGTGGTCGTGAACGCGACTCCAATTAAATTAGAGGATTGCTCAAATGGCAAACAGTAATGGTGCCTTCGGACTACGTCCGATTGGCGTAGTCGGACAGGCTGCGAACACCACTGGTGTGACTGAGTATCGTATTGCCGCAGGCAACACTAACGCGATCTATCAAGGCTCCCCTGTTATCCCGCTTTCAACTGGCTTTATTGACATTGTTGGCGCGGCAGCAGGCGGCACAGTAGGTTTACTTGGTGTTTTCTGGGGTTGCGAATACGTTTCGTCAACAACTGGTGAAAAAATTTACTCCAACTCATGGCCTGGGTCAGGCGCGGATACTAATCATCCCGTCACAGCCTTTGTGTATGACAACCCAATGCAGACATATGTTATCTGCTCAGATGCTTCTCTTACTAACGAAGCAACTGCGCGTGGACATGTGTTCGCAAACGCAAACTTTGCAACAGCTACTTCTGGTTCTTCAACCACTGGTATCTCTTCTGCTAAGTTGGGTGTCAGCACTATCGCCACAACCGCTGCACTGCAGCTGCGTATCATGGGTATTCAAAACGACCCAGACAACGCAGACTTCGCTGCCGCTGGTATCCCTGTAATCGTTCGATTGAATAACAGCTTTAATTCCGCCAACGGCGCGATTGTTGCTGGTACTCCATCGACCACTGGCGTTTAAGGAGGTCTAAAAAATGGCTATTTCTCGCGCACAATTAGCGAAAGAGCTTGAACCAGGTCTCAACGCTTTGTTTGGTATGGAGTACTCACGGTACGAAAACCAACATGCAGAGATCTTCACAACAGAGTCTTCTGATCGAGCATTCGAAGAGGAAGTGATGTTGAGTGGTTTTGGGGCAGCACCGACTAAATCGGAAGGTTCTGCAATCAACTTTGACGACGCTAACGAAGCATACACTGCTCGTTACAACCACGAAACAGTGGCGTTGGCCTTCTCAATCACTGAGGAAGCTATCGAAGACAATCTTTATGATCGTCTTGGTTCGCGTTACACTCGTGCGTTGGCTCGTTCGATGGCACACACAAAGCAAGTTAAGGCTGCTGCAGTTCTTAACAACGCCTTTACGGGTGGTGCTACGGCTGGTGGTGACGGCGTTGCTCTTTGTGCAACAAACCACCCGCTTACTAACGGCGGCACGTTTGCAAACACGCCAGCAGTAGCTGCAGATTTGAACGAAACATCTCTTGAAGATGCTTTGATCAACATCGCAGGTTTTGTTGACGAACGTGGTTTGAAGGTCGCACTTCGCGGCACTAAGTTGATCATCCCGCGTCAGCTGCAATTCGTTGCAGAACGCTTGATGGTTTCAAACTTGCGTGTTGGCACAGCCGACAACGACACTAACGCAATTCGCTCCATGGGTATGTTGCCTGACGGTTATGCCGTTAACGACTTCCTGACGGATCCGGATGCGTTCTTTGTCAAGACCGACGCTCCTCGTGGTATGATCCACTTTGAGCGGACACCACTTTCCACCAACATGGAAGGTGACTTCGACACAGGTAACATGCGCTTCAAAGCGCGTGAGCGTTACAGCTTCGGCTTTAGCGACCCACGTTGTGTCTTCGGTTCTGCAGGGGCGGCGTAAGTCTCCACTCATAACTAAAGTCAGGGGCGGTCTTCGGATCGCCTCTTTCTTTTTGTTTAGACCTGGTGTATTCTGTAGTCACTAGGGCAAACATCAGCTTTGTAGACAGGTTCCAGCCCTCCTGACGTTGCATAGACTACAGAGCGAATCCTTATGCAAAGGGTACTTAAAATGGCTTCGACTACATTTTCAGGTCCAGTGACCTCAACCGCTGGTTTTATCGGCGATATCAAAGTTCCAACATACACAGTTGCAACCGCTCCATCAGCCTCTGATGCAGGTGCTGGTACGCTTGTATACGTTTCTAACGGTGCAGCAGGCGCAGCAATCTTGGCCTTCTCTAATGGCACAGACTGGAAGCGTTCTGATACAGGTGCCACAATCGCTGCAGCATAAAGGGGTGACTTATGAGTAGATTTAAGGCTCCCTCGTCTGAAGAACTCGCACGGCGCGGACTAAATCCTGATGGCTCCCCCATCAAGACAACTAAGGTTCGTGCGCGAAACGAGAACGGCACACTTAAAGCAGATGATCCATCCACTCCAAATGTAAACGAGGCGTGGACGGATGCACCTGTGAAGAAGAAACGTGGCCGTCCTCCAAAGAAAAAGGAATAGATCATGGCAGGTCCAGTAACCGCCTATAACTGGGTTCAAGGAACGGCAGCGGCTGTTGTTGGTCCTACCCGTTCCCGTCTTCGGCAGGTAGTTATATATGCTGCTGCAGCGGGCGCGTTTACTCTCAAGAACGGCAGCGCATCTGGGGGAACTTTGCTGACGCAGACGTTCCCTACGGGGCACCATGTCATGAACATTCCTGACGATGGCATCATTGCCTCTGAAGGTGTTTATGTCTCGGCCTTTACAGGGGCCGCAAACCAACTGACAATTATTTTGTCGTAGGGGGCCCCGTGGCTTACGATCTCCGTTCTATAACCCAGGTCGGAACATCTGAGCCCTTTGAGCTTCAGGTGGCTAGGGGTCAAATCCCTGGTCACAAAACTGTGTTTAAGTTTGGGTTTAATCCAGACATAGATGACGCACTCGAAACTGTTTGGGAACAGGGTGGACTATATGCTTACCCTCTAGCAGCTGTCCAGATGACTCTTTCTAGCTCATCAGATGATGACACAGGGAACGAGGGGGATGGTGCGAGAACAGTTGAGATTTATGGTTTAGACGCAGATTACAATGAGATATCTGAGATTCTTTACCTTGATGGTCAAACTCCCGTAACCACTGTAAATTCTTATCTTCGAGCAAATCGAATGGTTGTTCGTAGTGCAGGAGACCTTGAGCAAAACGCGGGGGTTATTTATCTAGGTACTGGAACAGTTACCGCAGGCGTTCCGGTTGTTAAGTATGCGACTATTAATGTAGGTGACGGTCAAACCTTAATGGCTTTGTGGACTGTTCCCGCAGGTTACACTGCGTATCTTATGCAGACAGACATTACTGTCGCAACGACTCAAAATAACAAATATGCTTTAGTTCATTTTGTAGCACGACCTTACGGTGAGGTTTTTCAAATAAAAGACAAGTTTGTTAAGGCTGAGGGGGCCCACGCTCAAGATTATAGTACTCCAATAAAGTTTGAGGAAAAAACCGATTTAGAGTTTCGTGCGATAGGGGACAGCAGCGGCGCAGACATCGCCATCGCGGCGGCTATGGACATTATTTACATCCAGAATGCGGGGCCACTCTAATGCCTAAGATCGACAAGTCCAAGATGGCATGCAACAAACCCAAGCGTCAGATTTCTGGCGGCAAGAAGTCTGTTGTGAAGGCCTGTAAGGATGGCAAGGAGAAGATTATTCGTTTTGGCGATGCCAACATGACGATCA